TTATTAACCAAACATACTATCACCGTGACCGCCCCATGAGGAACGAGCTGTCTTTGGACGTTCGCCGAAGCCGGTAACAGATGTAATTAGATCTTCATCAGAAAGAACTGAGGAGTCATTACCACCTTGCTCGAACTTTTCATAGTTCTTACCGAGCTTAACAAATTGACCCTTTCTTTCAAAAATTTGCTTCTTAATAAGATCATTGAGTACTACTTTAATCTTTCTAGCAATTTCGTTTTCCTTGATACCAAGTCCACCGCTATCAAGAACTTTTTGAGCTACATCTTTTATAACACCAGCTTCATTAACACCGGAATCATCAATAAGTTCGGCAATTAATTGCTCAATACGAACTGTAGTACGATCTGAAGAAGACGCTTCACCTTCCGGTTCTGCCGCAGGTGCTTCTGTATCTCCTGATGTTGCAGCCTTTTTAACGGCTGTCTTTACAGCTTTCTTTACTTCCGGTTCTGATGGTGCTTCATCACCACCTTCATCACTTAATATAGTCGCCACTGTACCAATAAAATTCTTTAAAATTCTTGCTGTATAGCCTGAGATTGCCTTGGCTGTTAACCCTGCAGTATTCTTTAATTCAGGATAACGCTCAACGAGAATGCTAACAACTTCAGGTAATGCAGCTTCGATAGCACTTTGTAGCTTACTATACTGATCTTTTGTTTCACCGGACGCAGCAAATCTACCGCCGGGAAACAATTTATCATACAGTGGTTTTGTGAGAGCTTCAGCAACTTCTTCTATAGAGATATTAAGAGCTTTCTTTATTTTACCTAAAATGTAAGTATCACTTCCTGCTTTTTCACGCTCTGCAGCACCAGTTTTAACAGCACCTATCATAGGACCGTGCTCTGCACCGATATCCATTTCGTTAACAAGAAATCGCTTTTTATAAGCTTCAAATATTAAATTAGCATCATTATTCATCTTGAATTATTTATTCTACGAGCATAATATATATGAGGAGGTAATCATTATTTGCGCTATATTTGGATCTACTAAATTTGATACGTATAAGCGACTTTATAAAGTATGCTTAGAGCGTGGTGATTTTGCGTACGGTTCAATGTATGTAGGTAATGTTGATGGATTTAAGAACGTTGTTACAATAAAATCACCGAATTCTATTAGTTTAAATAAAAAAGAGATCTTCTCAGACGGTGAAAGAAAATTAAACATTACCGATTTTAGTATGTATCTCGGACATACACAAGCACCGACGAGTAGTAAGAGAGAGTATGACTTTGCAACGTCTCATCCTTTTTCATATGGAAACTGGATAGTCGCACATAACGGTGTTCTGACTAACTTTGAGCAGCTTAAACCCTTAGTTAATAACCCCCTGGCATATAATGAGGTTGATACCTCAATCATACCTGCCCTATTAGATGAGTTACAAGATGAACTAGAAGACGAAGTTCAAACTATGAGTGAAATTTTATCGAAGCTTAAGGGTACATTCGGTCTATGGCTGTACTGTAAATCTTCAGGTAATACATATCTTGCAAGAAGCGGTAGTACATTATACGGAGATTATTTAACAAATGATTTTTCGTCATTACCGTATGCAAAGTTTCAACCTCTTCAGGAAGGTATAATTTATCTATTAACCCGTGAAGGTATTACAGAGGTAGGTTTCTTCTCTACAAACTCACCCTTCCTTGCATTATGACATCAGCAATCGTTTCCTGTACACAAAAATCTAAACAAGAGGATACATTACTTTATAAGAGTTTGCTCAAGCTAGAGCAATTAGGTAATACACGCTTTTTAGACAAACTATTTATTAATACAAATAATAAGTTAGGCTTGAGCAAGGTTTATAATAAATTTCTATACGAGCATCCTGAGTTTGATCATGTAATTTTTGTACACGACGATGTATCGATTGAAGATAATTTAATTTTAGAGAAACTACAGAAAGAGCATAGGTATTATGACATTATTGGAGTAGCCGGAGGATTAAATCCAAAAATACAGGCACCGGCTTTATGGCATCTTATGTGTGGAGGTTTTGGTCCAAATTTAAGAGGGTTTGCAGGTCACTATCTTCCTGACAATGAGAGGACAATGATTACTAATTTTGGACCATCTCCAGACCGTGTTGCAATAATAGACGGTGTATTAATCTCAGTTTTAGTTAAACGTATATCTGAAGTCGGCTGGAAGTTTAATGAGAATTATACATTTCATCATTATGATATTTCTAGCAGTCTTGATGCAAATAAACTCGGGCTCAAAATTGGTGTTGCACCTATTCTGATTAATCATATGTCACCAGGATTAAGATCACTAAACGACACATTTTTCCTAGAAAGTCAAAGTATCTTTTTAAATGAGTATAAAAATTATTGATAGTCTAGGTATATACTATATATTATCGGTTACATGTCTAAGCTAGATCTCGATTTCTTTGAAACAATTATTGCATACAAGTCAATAACTGATGAGTCATATTTGGCTTCAATTGTTGGCTATATAAAGCCTGTCTACTTTAAAGACAAAGATATAAGAGCTATCTTTGATGTTATAAAAAGCTTCTTTGAAGAACGCGGAACAACACCGACGCTTACAGAGGTAAAGTCACGCTTAACATCGAACGAATTAAAAGATGCTTACCGCTCTGTAGTACATAAATTTACAGATTTAGATAAAAAATTTAATAATGATGAAATGTATGCAAATACAGAAGCGTTCTTAAAAGAGAAAGCCGTCTTTCATACAATGATGGATGTTGTCGAAGACATTAATAAGAAGAATGTTGATACTTCTGTTATTCTTCAAAAGTTTGAAGAAGCATGTAACATCTCCATGACTACGGTAGTAGGTACAGATTTATTTAATGACGTTGATAAGCTTGTTGAAAATATTAGTACTGAGTTAAACTACATTCCATCTGGCTGGAAATGGTTAGATGAAAAGATTGGAGGGGGGTTTCTTGAATCAGGTAAAGCAATGTATATTTTTACCGGTGAGACAAATATTGGTAAGAGTATTTTTCTTGGAAATATAGCCACTAATATTGCTAGGCAATCAAAGAGTGTTTTACTTGTCTCTTTAGAAATGCCGGAGCTAATTTACGCTCAGCGCTTAAGCTCAAGTATTACAAAAATACCTCTCGGTAAACTAAAAACCGAAGTATTAACGATGAAGCAACAGCTTGAAGAGTATTCGCAGACAAATCCGAATTCACGTATCCTTATTAAGGAGTTTCCACCATCGACAATTACGCCTTTATTTTTAAAATCATATATAAAGAAGCTTAAAAATAGCGGAATGACATTTGATGCAATTGTTGTCGATTATGTTAATCTTTTGAATTCACCGACAGGTACAAATAGTTATGAACGGGTGAAGTATGCTTGTGAGCAATTAAGGGCTATGAGCTATGAATTTAATTGTCCTATTATTACCGCAACACAACTCAACCGCTCTGGTTATTCGATATCTGAACCTGGTATGAATACAATTTCAGAATCTATTGGTCTTGCACAAACTGCAGATGTTATTATGAGTATCTGGCAGGAAGATACAGATAGAGAGTTAGGAGTAATTAGAATGGGAACTATGAAGAATAGATTTGGAGCTGCATTTGGTACATGCTTAATGAGGATAGATTATTCTACACTCACGATTACTGAAGACGAACATATTAATGATACAGAAGCAAGTTCATCCACGGCAAGCTTACTTGCGACCCTATCTCAGTAGACTGCATTGATTTATACTAAAAGGTCGATAATTAGTAATACGACCATGAGTATGAAATACAACAACAGCGCATTGCTGGAATATGAATTAAATCATCTATTCTTATCGTTCTGCTCATTTGCTACACTCACAAGCGTAAAGAAATTAAATCTAGCAAATATATTATTATTACTTTTACAAAATAAAGAAATGAGAGATTTTTTTAAACTTTACTGTGATATTAATAGCGACTTTGCCGTTGTTCAAACATTTTTAAAATATGATCCGAGTCTCTACAAGAGCAAATATGTAATGAAGTTCTTGAATAATGCGAAGATTAAAATTATAATGTAAGGAT